TTGGCTATCGGCAGCGATGGCGTCTTGTACCAGATTGATAGCGGCACGGCTGTCAGTAAAAAGACCGGCCTCGCCAACGGCAGGGCAGAATCGGTCGAGTTCAACGGCCTTACCATCTTTGTGCCGTCAGGGGCGAACGTGCCTTTTAGCTGGAACGGGTCAAGCGCCAGCGATCTGTCGATCACGCTGTCTGATAGCGCGAACGCAAACACGCTAACCGGCGTTCATGTTTATAAAAATCGCGTCTATTATTTTACCGGCACAGATCAAAACTTTTACTATTCTGCGACTGTAGACACCTTTCAGGGCAACTTCACCAAGTTCCCCACCGGCTTAGTTGGCACCTTTGGTGGCAATCTGATAATGATCCAGACGATCACGATTGACGGCGGTGAGGGCGTTGATGATCTGCTGGCGCTGATTATGAGCAGCGGTGAGGTTCTTGTTTACAGCGGTTCAGATCCTAGCTCATCCAACTTTGCCCTTGTTGGCACCTTCCGCATCGCTGAGCCGGTCAATGAAAAGCGTGCCTGCGCCAAGCTCGGCGGCGACGTGATTGTGATGACCAAAGAGGGCTATCTGCCGCTGAGCGCTGTAATACGGCAAGATAACGTCGGCGCGAAAGCGGCTGCGATATCAGAAAAGATTCGAGGCACTGTGATTGCCCAGGTGAAGGCCACTGGCACCTCTACAGGCTGGCAGATTTTTGTTAGCCCTGACGGCGACAAGGTAATCTTCAACTATCCGACCGGCGAGACAGACGCCTACAACCAGCACGTCTTCAACCCCATCATTCGCGCCTGGTGCGTTTTTGAGAACGTGCCGGCAAATGTGTGGGGCCAGTTCAACGGCGATACCTATTTCGGCAGCGCGTCCGGCAAGGTCTTCAAGGTCACGGGCGACAGCGACAACGGTGAGAACATCGTCGGCGATATCGTCACGGCCTACAACTATTTTGGTGACCGTGCCAGCTTCAAGCGCTTCAGTTCAGTCCAGCCGATGCTGGAGGGCGACACTGATGTCGTTTTTAGCTTTGGCGTGGCAACAGATCAGAAGCCGGCAAGCACCATTGACGTTTCACCTGTCACTTTTGCCACTAACTTGGCGGCTTGGGACACGGCCACTTACGATGACTTTTTTTATGCCGACACCACTGGCGCAGGGATAACCAAACGGCGCAAGGCTGTTAACCGCGTTGGTTACTCTGCGGCTTTACGCATCAAGGTTGCCACCAGTACGCAAACCATCAGCTTTATCTCAGCTCACTATACTTTCCAACCGGGAGGGCCAGTCTGATGCCATTCTCATCCGGCGCCTTTACGCGCACGTTTGACTGTACGACCGACAGGGACAACGGCGTAAAAATCCTTGCCAGCAAGTTTGATACTGAGTTCGACGGCATAGCCACCGGCCTGTCCACTTGTATCTTGAAAGACGGCACACAGACTTGCACGGCAGCAATCCCGTTTGCTGAAGGTCTGACTATACCTGACAACAAGACCATCGTGCTTGGCACAAACAGCGACATCACAATTCAATACGATGAGACGACCAACGACGCCCTAGAGATCGCTGCCAACGTGGAAGGCGCGGCGCTCGGCGTTGTGCTGAAGGCCGACCAGGGCGATGACAATGCAGACCAGCACAAGCTCAATATAGCTGACGGCGGCGTGCTGACCCTGCAAAGCAAGATCTCTGGCGGCTTTGTCACCTATCTCACTCACACGCCAAACGCCACGGTTGCCGACAGCACAACGGCTGTTGCAGGCAATCTGACTGTCGCTGGTGATCTGACGCTTGGTTCTGGCGCTGTCATCAATGAAGCAGAGCTTGAGGCAATTGATGGCATCACGGCCGGCACAGTGGCAGCGTCAAAGGCCGTCATCGTTGACAGCAACAAAGACATTGGCAGTTTTCGGAATGTGACCCTGACAGGCGAACTTGATGCTGGCAGCCTAGACATTAGCGGCGATGCCGATATTGACGGCACGCTTGAAGCCGATGCCATGACGCTTAACGGCACAGCCATCACAGCGACAGCCACGCTAGACACAGGCATCTCAAACAACAATGTGCCTAAATTCACCAGCGGCGTGGCCGATGATGATTTCCTGCGAGTTGATGGCACTGCGATTGAGGGTCGATCTGCATCTGAGGTGCTGTCTGATATCGGGGCTGCGCCAGCGGCTGGAGACTCGAACATAGTCACAACTGGCGCGCTCAACTCTGGCAGTATCACAAGCGGGTTTGGCGCGATTGACAACGGTTCAAGCAACATCACAACAACTGGCGTTGGAACATTTGGCTCACTGGATATCAGCGGAGACATAGACGTAGACGGCACCACTAACCTTGATGTTGTAGATATTGACGGTGCTGTGGACATGGCATCTACACTGCAAGTAGATGGTGCAATCACATCATCTGCTGGTGCAACAATCACTACTGCCGACAACACCGCACAGCTCACGCTGAAATCTACGGACGCAGACAGTTCTGTTGGCCCAGTTTTAGATTTAGTTAGAGACAGTGCGTCTCCTGCTGATGGAGATGCCATTGGGCAAATAAAACATACTGCTGACAACGATGCGGGTGAGGCCACCACTTATGCAAGTAGCTTTGTCACCTTGAGAGACGCCACCGATGGCGTAGAAGACGGTCAAATTATACAATATGTGATGAGCAGTGGCGCATTAGTAGACCATTTGCGTATGGGCAAAAGTTCTGCCGGTGGTCAATCTGAAGTGGTTGTTAATGAAGGTAGTGTAGACATCGACTTCCGCGTTGAGGGCAACGGCAATGCCAACGCTTTCTTTGTGCAAGGTTCAGACGATTTTATTGGCATAGGAACTGGCACACCAAAGAAGAAGCTGCACATCCAAGACACCACATCTGATGGTATAATTATTCTTGACCGCAATGGCACTTCACAAGACCATCAGATTTGTTTTGCACACAATTACCAGAGTGGAGGTCAATCTGGCGGTAACTATTATGCAATCGGTGTTGATGATTCTGAAAACACATTAGTATTTGCATTTGATGCAAACTCACAAGCTAGTCTTGCTGCTGATGCTAAACTAATCCTCGACAGCGACGGAACCTTCACAGTGCGTACCACGCCCGCCGCTGGCGTCAACGGTGTCAATCTCCGTGCCTCAGACGGTAACGGAGGAAGGGTTAACATATCTTCAAGCAGCACCGGTGGATATCATGTGATGAAGTTTTTTAACGCCAACGGGGAAGTCGGGTCTATTGGAACGTCTGGAACATCTACTAGCTTCAACACTTCATCAGACCAGCGCCTTAAAGAGAACGTGGTCAACATGACCGGCGCGATTGACCGGTTAAAAGCACTAACACCAAAGCGGTTTAACTTTATCGCAGACGCCGACACAACCGTTGACGGCTTCCTTGCCCACGAAGCACAGACCGTTGTGCCAGAGGCTGTCACCGGCACAAAAGACGAAACCCGTGAAGTTAATAATGCTGTGCTGTCAGCAGACGGTCGTTTGATTGGTGAAGATGTGACAAAAGCTAAATGGACCGCTGGGAAGTTGGCTACAGAAGAAGGTGGCAAAACCATTCCTGCAATCTATCCATCAGACAGCACTTGGTCTGCAAAGCACACTGAACCTGTAATGCAAGGCATCGACCAAGCAAAGCTGGTGCCGCTGCTAACAGGCGCACTGCAAGAAGCTATTGCAGAGATTGAAACGCTGAAGACAAAAGTCGCAGCACTGGAGGCTGGCTCGTGAATAAGCCCACCGTCACTTCAGTCAAGGCCGAGCTTGACACGCTGTCGGCGGTTAGCCAGGAGCGCTTCATTGAGCTACTGAGCCGCGTGAAGCGCCTAGAAACCATCATGGTTGGATCTGCCGGCACCACTATAGTCTTGCTAATTGGCGTCTTGCTTACAGGGTGATTCACGCCTTTTTGCTGTTTGTATTCCTCGACGGCAAGCTAGTTAGCAACGACCTCTATTTCAGAAATTTAGATGAGTGTCTGTCCTTTTCGGTTCGCCTTGCGAGGCAATCGAAAATCATAACTTCATATTGCCTGCCTAAGCTCACAGATCCAGACAAGGTAAAGGTGTACTGATGCTCGACCCAGTCACCATAGGCACGGCTGTCCAGGTGGCGACAGGAGCTTTTAAGGTGCTGCAGCGTGGCTTTGCGGCGGGGCGTGAGCTAGAGCAAATGACGCAGGATTTGTCACGCTGGATGTCGGCTGTGTCAGATGTCGATCACCTAGAGAAAAGCGCCAAGAACCCTAGCTTGTTTCTCAAGCTGACCAAAGGCAAAAGCATCGAAAGTCTTGCGCTAGAGGCGTTCACGGCCAAAAAGCAGCTAGAAGATCAGCGTTATCAGCTCAAGCAGATGATCCAACTAACTAGAGGCGTGGCAGCTTGGAACGAATTAATCGCACTTGAGGGGTCAATTCGCAAACAACGCCAGGAAGCTATTTATGCGGCCCAACAACGCCGGCAGAAAATAATTGAGTATATCGCTTGGACTGTTGTGATCGGCGCTGGCTTAGCCACGCTGACAGGCTTTGTACTGCTTCTCAAAGCACACACAGCGCAGGCCAACGACTGGGCAAACGACCTCACGGTTTGCCGCCTAGTAAAGTGCATGAAGATCGACAAACGCACTGAGGCTTGCGTCTTTAGAGGAGCGCACAACAGTCAGGAAACCCTATTTTTTGACTACGGTGAATGGAAGCCTCGGGAATACCTGTGTCAGTGGAAGCCTGACCAGCCACCGCCGCCCAATGTCTATGACGTGCTTGAAGCCATCAAGGAGAGCCAGAATTGAACCGCATGATTTTCGGTGCTGACGATTACCTCAAGCAGTGGGCTGCTGCGAGGATCGGCATCGAGGGCTTTGGGCCTAGCGCGTCAATCGGCGTGCAGCGCGACGGAGAGATCATTGCGGCCTGTGTCTACCACGATCTGAGAGATGGGCAGATCGAGGCGTCTATCGCGGCGTCCTCCCCGAAATGGGCAACTCGGTCTGTCCTGTATGGCCTCTTTGCATATCCCTTCATCCAGGTTGGTGCAAACAGACTGCTGGTAACGTGCAGCGAGGGTAACGCTAAGGCAATGAAGATGAACAAGCAGCTCGGCTTTGTGGAAGAGGGCCGGCTGAGGCAGATGTTTGGCAAGCACGACGCTGTGCTTTTCGGAATGTTACGAAACGAATGTAAATGGATCGGAGTAAAAGATGGGCAAATCGGCACCTTCACCACCGCCAGCGCCTGATCCCAATGAGCTAATCAACGCGCAATCCAACGCAAACCGGATCACACAATTTACTCCTTATGGCAACCTGCTGTTTGGCTCGGTCGGTGATCAAGGACAGTTTGTGCAAGGCCCGGTGCCAGAAGACGGACAAGCTGCAGCCTTTACGCAAGAAACGCCGTTCCAAGCACAGATGCGTGCGGCTACGGAAGGCACAGGGCTGGGGCTTGGTAATCTGGCGTTTGAGCGAGTAACCGGACAGACTGTCATTGGTCAGAACCCAGATGGCTCACCCATCTTTGCCGATGATCCAGACTTTCAAAATCCGTTCCGCACCTCGCCCACGTTGGCCGGCATCACGGCCGCACAGGAAACAGATCCGACCGCTGGTCTGCAGGCGTTCCAGCAGAATATCAGCACTGATGCAGCGCTGCCCTCTGCGCTCGACACAAGCGGCCTGACAGCCCTTACAAGCGATCCAGAGGGCTTTCGCACGAACATCGAGCAAACGCTGTTTAACAGGCAGCTCGGCCTTTTGCAGCCAGAGTTCACACGACAACGAAACACGCTTGAGCAAAACCTGGCAGACCGTGGCATCCCTATCACGTCTGAGGCTTACGATGATTCAATCAACCGCCTTGAAACACAGCAGAACGAGCAACTGCAGCGCTTAGCACAGCAGGCCACACTTGCGGCTGGTCAAGAGTCTGATCGCTTGGTCAACCAGGCACGCAACATCAGGGCGCAGCAGTTTGGCGAACAGGCAGCCACTGGTGAGTTTGGTCTAGCGCGACAGGGACAAGCGTTTAGCCAGGCCGCAGCGAACACGCAGCTTGCAAACGCAGCCCGGCAGCAGCAGATCGCTGACCAGCTCCTTAGCAATCAGATTGCGAATCAAAGCCGGCAGCGCCAAATCGCCGAGAGACAGGCGCTGCGCGGTCAAGGATTTAATGAACTTGCAGCATTGCTTGGTGGCCCACAGGTACAACAGGCCAGCTTCTTCGCGCCGTCAGGGATTGATGTCTTGGGCGCGTTTGGCGCACAGCAAGCCGCACAGCAAAACGCTTTCACTCAGGCGATGCAAAACCGATCCGCAAATCTCGGCGGTCTTTTCGGACTCGCCGGCAATCTCGGCGCAGCTTACTTACTGAGGTAGAAAATGGTTCTTCGCCCCCGCGCAATGCCGACGTTTCAGTTCCAGCGACTGAACCCTGCTTTTCAATCTGATCCGCGCCGCATCCTCGGCCAGCAGCTCATGGGCCAGGGTGCAAGCTCGGCCCCTGTCAGGACGCCTCTACAGGGGCTTGGCAGGCTCTCCAGCGCACTCGTTGGCGCTTACCTACAGCGCAACGCTTTAGACGCTCAGGCGCAGCGTGAGGCGCAGGCTACAGAGGCACTGATGGGTGCGCTGCCAGAGAACGTATCGCCGCAAATTCGCGCTATGGCTCAAGCCGCACCTGGCACGTTTGAGCCGGCACTAATGTCAGCCCTTTTACAGCCGACCACCCAGTCAAGCCTTGTAGACCAGGGCGACATGACGTTTGTGCAAAACAAGACCACAACCCCGCTGACCGGCGCAGAAAACATTAGCATTGGTAGTGTTGTGCAGCGCAGAGCTGCGCCAGTTACTTACACGACGTTGACGGAGGAACAGGCAAAAGCAGAGGGCTTTGACACAAGTAAAGGCCAAAAATATCAGCGTTCTAGTGCCGGTGCGACTAAGCAAATAGGGGCTACGCCTGCCACCACAAATATTACTGTGGACATGGCAAAAGAATCTAACAAATCTCTGATTGAAAAGTTTGAAAACTTAGAAACAGCGGCAACCGCCTCACGCACAGCGGTAGGCAAGGCAGATCAAATGCTTAGTCTATTAGATCAGGGAATAAATACGGGTTTTGGTGCTAGATTCGGGTTGGCTTTGCAACAAGCCGGACAGTTTTTTAACCCTAATTATGCCGTCAAGGAAATTGCTGGGAAAGAGAATTTTCTTTCAGCTTCAAATGAACTTGTTCTGCCGCGTGTAAAACAACTTGGTTACAATCCGACTGACGCAGATTTGAGTTTTATTAATCAGGCCAGTCCCGAATTAACCAAGTCAATTGCAGGCAACAGATTGATGCTGCAAACCATACGGATTGTCGAAGCAAGAAATATTGCACTGTTTCAAGAGGCCAACAGGTTTATTCAAAGCACAGTCACAGAAGCAGACCCCGCAGGCATCACTGATGACCCAATGGGCAGATTCAAACTTGGTGATCATTTGATGAAATTTCAGGAGAACAATCCGCTGTTTACTGAAGCAACTAAAACTTTGGAAGAAGAGTTCCAACGCATAACTGGCATTGCAGCAAGCGACGTGCAACCCGCAAGCGTTGTGGATGATTTGATTACGCGCGGACTTATTTCGGAGTAACGGCAATGAGCAAAAAAAATAATTTTGAAATGTTGCAGAAATACCGTGAGGCCTTAAACGACGCAAAATTTGATAACAAACTTACGCCTGAAGGCAGAGCAACTTTAGACGCCATAGATTCTGGTGCTTTTACAAGCCCTCGCGTTGCTAATCTTATTCAAGGACTGACCTTTAACACCGGTGACGAGATTCTGGGATATTTGCGATCTGCGGTCACGCCAGGTTTAAGTTACGATGACGCTGTTTTGATTGAGAGAGGACAACTTGAGGAAAGTTCTACGGAACGACCTGTGGCCTCAACAGTTGAACAGCTTATAGGTACGGCAGGCAACGTGGCTTTGACGCGAGGTGCGGGTGCGCGTGGCGTGGCAGGACAAATATTGCCAGGGATGGCTTATGGGGGCGCTTTTGGCTTCGGAGCAAGTGAAGGCACACCCACAGAAAGGTTGCCGGATGCCGCTGTTGGTGCAGCAGTCGGCGGTGTAACTGCACCAGCCGTCGAACTTGTGTCACGCCCACTTACTAATGTTGCAGGCAGTGTTGGGCGTATGCTGCGAGGTCCAAAAACACTCGCCAATCAGCAAGCGCGTGAACTGCTGAAAGAAGCACTTGAGAATGACGCGCAGTCGGTTGAAGAAGCTGTGCTGTATGTGCTTAACAAAAACACCACCGGCAAGCCTTACACACTGGCTGACCTTGGGCCAAACAGTCAGGCGTTGCTTGATGCTGTCAACGTTCTGCCTGGGCCAGGCAAGGGTTCAGCACAACGCTTTTTGCGTTTGCGTGACCAAGGCGTTTTGGGCCGTTTATCTACTGATCTGCAAGAGGCGTTTGGCAGTCGCGCAGCATTTTTTGATGAGTTTAAAGCGCTACAAACAGCACGCAAAACGACGGGCGATAGGCTCTATCAGCGTGCCTACCGTAAAAACGTGCGTATTAGTGGCGATTTAGAAAAAATATTCAGCCGCCCTGCGGTGCGATCTGCTTTGGATCGTGCGTACAACATTGCGGCAGAAGAAGGTGTGAATCTGCCAAAATTTAATGTTGGGACCAATGGCAAATTGATCGGACCACAAGGAAGTGTGGTTCGCACGCTGCCAACTAGATTTTTGCATTATGTCAAACGTGGCCTAGATGATGAGGCTTTTGCGGCGAAAGGCATCGCCAGCAACGCTGGTAAAGATTACTCTAGCGCAGTAGCTGGCACGCGCAGGGCGTTTCTTGAACTGCTGGATGATGCAAATCCTACATATCGAATTGCCAGAAATTACTGGTCAGGCAAGTCGGCGGTGATGGATGCCATGACCGAAGGCCAGAACTTTTTGCGTGCAAACCCAGAAGAGTTGGCTGATTTGGTTGGAGACTTTTCTCAATCTGAGTTAGAGGGGTTTCGCCTTGGTGCCATGCAGGGCATTTTGAACGAAATTGATAGCGGCGCAGAGCGCACAGCAGCGCAGCGTTTGGTCCGTAGTCCGATGCGGCAAAGATTACTGCGCTTGACCTTTCCACAGACTGAAGAGGGCAAGGTTGCCGCCGACAAGTTTCTGAATCGGCTGAATGATGAAATCATTATGCGTGACACTTCACGCGCCGTTTTAGGTGGCAGTCAAACAGCACAACGTGGCGAGTTTGTCAGTCGCATGAAAGAAGGCGCGGCACGCGACCCAGCCACCGGCCTTACAGATTTGGTGCGTCGTTCAATTAGCGCAGATTTCAAAGGGCTGGAAGACGCACAACTGCGCGAGGTAGCAAACCAACTGTCATCTATGTTGACAGCAACAGGCGAAGCAGACTTGCAGGCCATTCAACGTGATTTGCAAGGCAAGGGCATCAAAGCTGTCTTGAGAAAACACGCACCTTCTGTGTTGCCGCGCCTTACAAGACTGATTGTGAATCCGCAAGTTGCAGCCGCTGGCGGTGGCACCATGTCGTCAAGCGTAGGTGCTGGCGATGTGGCTCTTGAGTTGATGGGCAGAAACGTACCTTAGTGGCCCAGAAAAAGCTGGAGAGGTCTAGCGAGTTTGAGCGTTATGATCTTGACAATGATGGCGTCGTCTCTGACGCAGAAATAGAACGCGCACGCGAGATCCGAGAGACAGAAGATAAAAGCCGCAAACACCTAGCGCAGCTCCGGCTTGCCAGGTTCGCGCTCATTGGTATGGGCGTCTACACGATCCTGCTGTTCATGCCGTTCATACCCGACAGCCGCATCAAGCTACTGAGCGAGGTCAGCCCGTTGCTGTACATCTCGCTAAGCGGCGTTGTGGGCGCTTACATGGGGTTCACTCAAATGGGAGATAAAAAGTGATCCAAGCATTGATTGGGCCGGTGACTGGACTGCTGGACAAGTTCATCGAGGACAAAGACCAGAAGGCGCGGCTGGCGCATGAAGTCGCCACGATGGCACAGAACCACGCTCAGGAGCTGGCTAAAGGGCAGCTTGAAATCAATAAAGCAGAGGCACAGCACCGCAGCATCTTTGTAGCTGGCTGGCGTCCTTTTGTGGGCTGGACGTGCGGCATTGCCTTGGCGTGGCATTTCGTTTTAGCGCCCCTAACCATGTTTGTATGCGCCTACATCGGCGTCACTATTCCTGATTTGCCGACCTTCGATATGTCGTCTTTGCTGACAGTTCTGATGGGCATGTTGGGGCTAGGCGGTCTGCGTACCTTTGAGAAAACAAAAGGGATTGCCAAGTAATGCCGTTCTCCAAGTATTCCCCAAAGCAGAAGCGCCTGGCTGCCGCTGCCAAGCCGCGCAACAAAATCACTCGCGCTGACTTCACGGCCCTCAACAAGAGGAAAAAGAAAAAGAAGACGAGGCGCGCATGAATATTGAGCTATTGCGCGAACAGATTGCCAGCGATGAGGGCCGCGTGAACTCTTTGTATTTATGCTCCCTCGGTCACAAAACTTTGGGGGTGGGCCATCTCGTGACTCTTGATGATCCTGAGTGGCCGTTGCCAGTCGGCACAGAGGTCAGCGAAGACCGAATCAACGAAGCGTTTGAAAGTGACATTGCGGTAACGATTGACGACTGCCGCATGATCTTCAAAGACTTTGACAATATGCCGGAAGAAATAAAGTTGTGCCTGGCAAATATGGCCTTTCAATTAGGACGCCCGTCTTTAAGCAGATTCAAACGATCTATTGCTTACGCCAACGAAGGCAACTGGTCGGCATTAGCTGACGAAATCCTCGACAGCCGCTGGGCCAAAGAGCAAACACCGCACCGCGCCTATCGCATCAGCGACCGGATTCGAGCTGTCGCAGATGGCTAGGACGCCCACTTGGCAGCGGTCGGCTGGCAAGTCTCCATCTGGTGGCCTGAACCGCAAGGGAAGGGCATCTGCACGCCGCCAGGGCATGAACCTCAAGGCACCCGTTTCAAGAAAGCAGGCGAAGCGCAGTCCCAAAGCTGCAGCTCGTCGCAAGTCCTTCTGCGCCAGGATGCTGGGCATGAAGAAGAAGCTCACCAGCAAAAAGACAGCGCGTGATCCTAACAGCCGGATCAACAAGGCGCTGAGAAAGTGGGATTGCTGATGAAGATGAAAAAGCTCACGGCACGCCAAGAGGCGGCACTCAAGCGGCACAAGGTGCATCACACTGCCAAGCATATGGCCGAAATGAGACGGTCTATGCGTGCCGGGAAAACATTTACAGAAGCGCACCGGATGGCGATGCGCAAAGTCGGAAAGTGAGGTTGACATGCCAGGAATGATGAAAATGAAAAAGGTCATGCCCAAGCGCAAGCCGAGGCGTGCGGCAGCAAAGAAGAAGAAGCCGGCAATGCGTCGCGGCGGTCGAATGGGGCGCATGAGCTACTAAATGGCCCGGCGTAAGTTCAAGCGCGTTCCCAAGGACAAAAAGACGGGCCTGCCGTCCAAGTATGTTCGAGGGGCGCGTAATCCGTCGAAGCAGGCTGCAGAGATCAAACGCACTGCAGCAGCTTACCGACGTGGTGAAAAAATTGATCTGAAAAAGGTGAATGAAGCTCGTGGCAACCAAGGCAAAAAAAAGACCCGCAAAAAAACGCGGCGGCGGTAGTTCTGACGAGGCTTTTCTGCGGAAGAAGGCAGCCGAAAGCCGGTTCAGCGTCTCAACTCTTCGCAAGGTTCTGCAGCGCGGCAAGGCAGCGTTTTTGTCGAGCGGTAGCAGACCAGGCACTAACATGACGAGCTGGTCGAGAGGCCGTGTAAATTCGTTTGTCAGTGGTCGCGGCGGGGCGCGTAAGGCAGATTCGGATTTGCTGAAAGGCGGCGCGAAGAAGAAGACGAAGAAAGCCTGACCGTACCCGACCGTACCTAACCGTACCTTTTTCTGGCATATGCTAGCTCACTGTGTTAAACGTCTTTTTGCGAAAAATGACGGTTTTCAGCGGTTTTTGACGGATGAGCTACGCAAAAAAGCGGCTTCGGGAGCAGGGGGTCGGAGGTTCGAATCCTCTCGCTCCGACCAGCATCATCCATCAGAAATCTTTGGATAAATAGCCGTCAGGGTTTTCGCCTTGGCGGCTGTTTTTTTGGTGACCGTACCGAAAACCGTACCTTTTTTGTGTTTAATGCTTGTCGTT